CTCAATTGAAATACGACAAAACCACCTGTAAATTCAATGAAACTACGAACCCAATTTTCAATCCCAGCACAGATTTCTGAGCTGGATAATTTAAAAAAACCAAACCCACCTACAAAACAAGCAAAAAAGAAAGCTAAGTTTAAGGACAAAACATATGTCGGAAAAACAAATGCTCGTCTTTGATTGCGAAACAAACGGACTATTACATGACGTTTCTACAATACATTGCATTGCCATCTACGACTCCCAAGCGGAAGAGACGATCGTATTTAATGATCAAGGTGGTGACTGCTACCCGATCACGGAAGGTTTGCATTGGCTCACCCATGCTGATGTTATTGTTGGCCATAATATTTTGGGTTACGATTTACCTGTTCTTCGGCAAACTTATTCTTGGTTTGAGTATAACGGGACTACTATTGACACTCTTGTATTATCTCGCTTATATCACCCAAACATGATGGATATAGACAAGAGAAGGAATATACCAAGAATGCCACTACAACTTTATGGAAGACATAGTTTAGAAAGCTACGGCTATAGACTTGGCGAATATAAAGGAGAGTTTGGTAAGACCACCGATTGGAAAGAGTGGTCACAAGAAATGCAAGATTATTGCATCCAAGACGTACAAGTAACAACAAAATTATGCGAACACTTCCGCCCTTACCTGACTGGTGTTCGTTAGAACATCAAGTCGCACAAATACTAACAGATCAAGAGATTCATGGATGGTCATTTGATGAACAAAAAGCTCTCGAACTTGAGTCACATCTCCGAAGAGAGATGGAAGAAACTCAAGCAATACTTCGAGGACAATTCCCTTTCGTTGCAGGATCGTTGTTCACTCCTAAACGAGATAACGCAACACAAGGATATAGAGAAGGATGTGAAATACAGCGAATAAAGGAGTTTAACCCAACATCACGAGACCATATAGCATGGATTCTGAAGACCCACTTCAAAGTCAAATTGAACAAGACCACTACGACTGGGAAACCAATTATAGACGAGATTACATTGACGGAGATAGATATTCCCTTCTCCAAACTATGTGCGAAATGTTTGACGATAAAGAAAAAGCTTGGAATGATATCCGAAGGCGTGAACGCATGGAACAGGCTTGTTACGACTGAAGGTCGGATACATCACCACTGCTCGGTTAGTACAAACACATTTAGATGTGCTCATCGTAAACCGAATTTAGCTCAAGTTCCAGCTGATAAAGAATTTAGAGAACTCTTCAAAGCCAGTCCAGGACTGGTTATGGTGGGAGCTGACCTAGCTGGAATAGAACTTAGAATGCTTGCACATTACTTAGGTAGATATGACGGAGGTAGATATGCAGATATCCTACTTAACGGAGATATCCATCAAGTAAATGCAGACAAGATAGGTATATCAAGGAGACAAGTTAAGACTGTATCCTATGCATACTTATATGGAGCTGGAAACCTAAAATTAGGTCTATCCTATGATCCACAACTTTCAGAAAGCAAAGCCGCTAAGAAAGGTAAAGAAATAAGAGCAGCTTTTGTTGCTGCCATTGATGGTTTAGCTGACCTACAGAAGGCAGTAACAGCAAAGGCTACGAATGGTTATCTATTAGCAATAGACGGGCGGAGAGTCCTTGTAGATAGCCCACACAAAGCTTTAAACTATCTCCTCCAATGCAGTGCTGGAATCATTGCAAAAAGATGGATGGTTATTACCAACAAATTAATAACAAAAAATTATTTACACACTCATCAATTAGCGTTTGTACATGACGAGTTGCAGTACGAATGCTTACCAACAAATCTAAATGAAATTAAAAACACCCTTGAAAAATCAGCAGTTGATGCTGGAGAGTATTACGGACTTAGATGTCCCGTTGCAGCAGAATCAAAGTCAGGAAACAACTGGTCAGAAGTGCATTAACGTTAATATACAAAGAGATGGAGATTATGCAGAATATTATGTTGTATTAGAGGCTTGGATAAGAGGAGCAGAAGTCTTTAAAAATGTAGGAAAAACTGGTAATATTGATTTAGTTTTAAAAATTAATGATCGACTACTTCTTTGTGATGTTAAAAGTAAGGGTCAACAAAGAATCCACAATTCAAAACCTGATTTTGATTATTATCAAATATCATTAACAACTATACCTGAAGATGTTTACATGATTTGTTTTCATCCAATTACTAGAGAAATTTCATGGAACACAAACAGGATTCCTGAAGGATTAGAGGATTTTTGGAAATGAACTTATTAATAGATTGCGACTACATAGTATATAAATGCTGTGCTAGTGCAGAAACGGAATTAGATTTTGGTGATGACGTAATTGTGGTGACTTCACAATTTAGTGAAGCTATGAAATGTGTAGACAGAGAACTTAAAAAAGTTAAGGATGCATTCCCTTTTTATGAAGATGTAATTCTTTTTTTCACAAGCCCTAATAATTTTAGGAAAAAAATTTCACCAGAATACAAGGGTCATCGAAATAGAAAAAAGCCCTGTGGATTTAAGAGAGTCATAAATGAACTTTATAAAAGCTACAGAGTAATAGTTAAAGATACTCTTGAAGCTGATGATGCTCTTGGTATCTATTCAACTAAGTACGAAGGTAATGTTATTGTCTCACCTGATAAAGATATGAGACAGATCAGTGGAAAGTTATATGACTTCAAGGAAACCATAGACATTACACCTGAAGAGGGTGCTAAGTGGCATCTTATTCAAACAATGGCTGGTGATAACACTGATGGTTACAGTGGTGTGCCAGGAATTGGTATCAAACGTGCTGAAAAAATCTTTGAAGAGAAAGGCTACACATGGAAGGCTGTTGTAGAAACCTTTGAAGAGAAAGGTATGACTGAAGAAGAGGCACTATTAAATGCAAGACTTGCTCGAATATTAACTTCTAATGATTATGACCACGAGAAAAAAGAACCAATCCTTTGGACCCCCACCTCCGATTACAGAATTGACGATGGAGCAAGACTTGAAGCTACGACAGCTTCAAATACAACTTGCTAAACCAGAAACAAAAAAGGAAGACATTGCAACAGTAATGATGGCATTACAGGAGCAAACTTTCGTCTTATCAAATTGTATTAAAAACCTTATAGAAAAATGGCCGAAACCACCAACGACCAAGGACCCTCGTACTACAAACGAGGTTCCATTAATGTTTGGGATTTTATTAGAGACCAACGACTCGGATTCCACCTTGGAAACGTAATTAAATATACATGTAGAGCCGATTATAAAGATAACGACATAGAAGATTTACAAAAAGCAGTACACTACTTACAAAATGAGATCGAATTTAGAACAAGCCAAAGAGTTTAGAACGAAATACAACATCAAAAATTCAGATGGTAGAAGAGCTAGAGCTTATCAACTTAGTTTAATTATTGAAGAGTACAAAGAATTTCTTCTAGCTGATGAGATGTTGTTCAGGAATACTGAGAAGTACAAAGAAGAATGTCTTAAAGAATTGGCTGATCTTGTTTATGTCTGTTACCAGTACGCAGTGAATATGGGTTGGGATTTAGACAAAGCATTAAAGCTAGTTCATAAAAGTAATTTATCAAAACTAGATGAAGAAGGAAAACCAATACTAAGAGAAGACGGAAAGATATTAAAAGGACCTAACTATAAAAAACCTAATTTACATTCACTCATAAATGGCTAACAAAATTGCTAGGACTGGTCGAGTCCAGTCATGGATTGATAATCCAACATCACGTCTGCCCGTATCATGCACAGTCTTCGTTGTTGAAGACTCAATGGAAGGACCTAATGGAATCGAAGCGAGCTGGAAATTTGTATCGCATGCTCTCCGATATGGAGCAGGAGTTGCAGTCCACCTGTCAAAATTACGACCAGCAGGAACAAGAACTAATAAAGGAACTGACACGCTTGTTGCAAGCGGACCAGTCTCATTCGCAAAAATTTACTCAACATTAAATGAAATACTTAGAAGAGGCGGTACGTACCGCAACGGTGCCTGTGTTTTGCACCTTGATATTAACCACCCCAATATTATTGACTTCGTGCAAGTCGAAAGACACGAACTCCCATGGGTTAAGCGATGTGTTGACCTCTCCCCAGAACTCTGGGCTAATACAGAAGCTGGAACAAAAGAATCAATTATACAAGGAGTTGCTAGGGGAGACATCTGGCTCAACAAAATAAAGGAGGATAAAAATGGAAACAGAATCTGGAGCAACGTCTGTCTTGAGGTTTACTTGCCCTCACGGGGAACGTGCCTCTTACAGCACCTTAATATGTCAGCCTGTCGTATCGGCGACATACGAGAAGGTATGCGTGAAGGTATGTCCGATTTGTGCCAGCTCCATAGTAGGACAGGGATTGACAAGTCTGGAGAATATCTTGCACCAGATATCGACAGGCAAGTAGGCTTCGGACTCTTAGGTCTAGCCAACTTCTTAGCAAATAACAAGATTACATATGCCGAGTTTGGTAAGGCTCTTGAAGCAACTAATAATGCTCAACCTTACGAAGGATACGCAGGGTTAGCTGCTCGTGAACTTTACCTCGGCATACAAGAAGCAGCTAACATAGCAAGAGAACATAATATGCAGAGAGCATTTGCCATAGCTCCTACTGCAAGTTGTTCTTATAGAAGTAGAGATCTCAAAGGCTTTACAGCAACTCCTGAGATTGCACCTCCTATAGCACGAACAGTTGACAGGGATTCAGGTACATTTGGGGTAGAACAAGTACAATATGGCAACGTGGAAATCGCATCCGAAGTTGGATGGGAGAATTATAAGAAAGTAGCTGATCAAATAATGATCATGCTTAATAGAACTGGTTTGCTTCATGGCTACAGCTTCAATTCCTGGAGCGACATGGTGACTTACGATGAAGCATTTATCGAAGAGTGGCTTAAGAGTCCACAGACTTCGCTCTATTATTCTTTACAAGTAATGGGCGACACTCAAGATAAGTCTGATGCATACGCTGCATTAGATCAGTCAGAAGTTGACGATTACTTGGCAGAGTTAATGAGCAATAAACCTGATGAAATTAATTGCGACTGTCAACAATGAACCCCTACGAAAAGTTATTAAAAAGAAAACGAAAATGGACACCAGTCCAAACCACTAAAGGAACACTTAAATATGGTGCAGAAGAAACCGTGTACCGTGCTCTCGCTGTACGCAACATGGAATGTCCGGTTGGCTCGTTTGTATCTGATTCACTCTCTGAGATTCCTCAGAAAAGTAGAGAACTTTTGGAATCAAACATAAAAGATGAAGACAACCATGACTTAGCACTAGGATATATCGCTAACGCTATAGGCGTAGATGATAAAGCTGAAGCAGAGGCATTACGCCTACGAGATGCATGGATAGAACATCCAGATCACACAATATTGAAAGCATTAGTAATAGAAAGAGCAATCTTTTTTGTCTTACTTCCCTTCTTTAGATTTAATGGTGATGCTGGATTAAGAACTGTCAGTGCAGATATATCTAGAGACGAGCAAATACATGTAGCAACAAATAGTTTGGTATGTGCAGAGCTCGGTCTTACCTCAAGCCCTTCTTTAGACAAGCTAAGGAAGGCAACAATTAACTGGATAATGCAACCACTTAAGAATGATCATGCTGATAGATA